CATTTGATTACCCATACCCTTTGCAATAGCATCACCAGCCTTATCCATCATTGCCGCCTGCTGTTGTGCCTGAGCTTGTTCTTCCTGTGCCTTTTGACGCGCTTGGCGTAGCTGTTGAACTTCATCAGCTGTACGCATAATCGTCTGCGGTACGCCTCGCCCTGTTCCTGTTAGCACTGCAACAGCATCAAAATCGACGTTATCGAGAATGGTTTGATCGACTTGAGCAATGCTTGAAAGACTCCTGATGTATTGCTCAGTTGCGTAGACTTCTTCCATGCGTTGACTACGTGCCAGTGGTGACACAAACTTGAATGAAAGATTACGCCCCCAAAGTTCTTCAGGTGCATCACCTAAAGCGTTATCACGCAATGCCAAGCCAAAACAGCGATCTAAAATACTGCGCAAATACTCAGCTTGTAGACGACCATACATAGGTCCTAACAACTGGCGGATCATTTCAACACGGGTATTAATCTCTGTTGCTGTCATTTGCTGTGTTCCAATCGGTGGCAATTGATCAGCCATGAGCTTGCGACGAATACCACCTTGTAGGCTGGTCAGAAGATAATCAGCAATTTGAAAATTTGTTCCATCATCCAAGCGCTTCATAGAATCAACTTTATTGGCCACAATCACTTTACGTGGACCAATACGCACGGTATGAGGATTTAAAACACCATCATCTTCAGCAATCCACATCCCACCGATTTGTAGATCAGCAGCACGTACAGTATTTTTGACAAGTTCATTTGCTGTTTTGGCGTCAGGTAAAGCCAAAGACATTTGACCATTGCCATAAACAGAACCCGGCAATTTACGTAAACGAGGGATTGAACATGGAAACTCGTGATACCCAGATTCCTTCAACATCTGCTTATTGCTGATATCGATGTGATACGAAGCAAAAGGCATTGCTTTGTTGATCTGACCAGCACCCGATTGTTTACGTGGCTGAATGACGTGTAATAGCTTGAACTTTGTGTCTGGACTCTCTGTTGCAACTGATACGACTGAGTGATGACAATTGCTCTCACCGTAAGTATTCACCATAGTTTGAGCTGTCATTTCATGTTCGCGATAAATCGTATCAATCAAGCCATCTGCGCGAGTTGAACCGATGAAGCATGAACCGATAGGCCATGATTCAAAGACATAGCCGCCCTGCGCCACACGGTCAATATCAACATACATCACGCCCCAACCAGCCGTTACAACGTCTGTGAGCGTGTCGAAGTTTTCACTATCAAAGTTTGATGCATGGATATTGCGCCACATAAATTGGCAGACATCCTCTAGCCAGCGTTCGCCCTCTGTAAGCTCTGCAAGATCATCAATGCCATCAGGTTGAGCTTTGAACCAAATAGAGTTTGCAGGTGTTACGCCGTTCATAATCATTGAAACAAGCACTTGAACTGAATCTGCCGCTGTTGAATCGTAAAGATCAGCACGTTCAGTCTCGCGCTGATTCTTCACATCTGAACCACTAAAGCTTTGTTGACGCTCAGGTGCTCCGTATCGGTAGCATTCTGCCCAATGTGATTCATGTAACGCACGCGCAGATTTAAGCTGACCTAAGCGAGCACAATAGATACGAGCGTCATTTTCCATTAGCCACCACCGCCTAGAGTTGTTTTGCTTTCAGTTTTGGAACCAAGAACACTTCGACTGTCTGTATTTGCAGTACGACGACCAGCACGCTTAGCATTTGCTTCAGCAGTCGCTTTTTCAGCAGCTTTAAGTGCATCACCTTCAGGATCTTGTTGAACGATTTTTGGTTTCCCGCACATGATTAGTCCTCCACTGACCAGCCTTTAGCGGTAAGTACAGGCTTTTTACGCACTGGTGCTACTGCTTGGGTTGTTGGTTGCTGTGTTTGACCGCCAGTAAGCTTGACGACTTGCTTACGTGCAGCAACAAGCTCAGCCGTTACGCCTTTTAGTTCTTCTTCTTTAATGGCAAGTTGTGCAGCAACAGCATCAAATTGCTCTAAAGAAATGAAACCCTCAGGTGCTTCCTCTTGGCCTAAGTCTTCGCCACTGAGAATATCGGCCAAAACATCTTCAGCGGATTGCTGTGTTTGCACTGGATCTACTGGTTGAGTGTCTTCAACAACATCCGACTCTTTTGATTTCCCCAACACAGCATCCATTACGTCATCTGTTGAGGTCTGCGCCGTGATCGCTGTTTCTTTTTTTGCACCAGGTGTTTGTGTCTTGCGTGGTGTAGTAGCCATAAAAAAGCCCCATCATTGGTTGATAGGGCTAATGTGCAGGGTTCCGTGTAGCGGTTTGTTGGGTATTAATTAGCTTATTTATCACTGACACCCTGCAATTTTTCAAAGAAAAACACGACAGGTTCAGATTTGATTTCTATCAATCCAAAACGATGTAAGTGACGTGCATGTGTGCTATCCCGAAGCAATTGAACGTCTCGGTAGTGTGTTAATAGGCTTCGCCATGACTTAAGCGACATTGAGGACTTATTGGAATTACAAGGCACGCATGCTGGATTCATATTTTCAATTGTGTCCAAGTGCGGTCTTGTCATTTCGCCTGAAATTAGTTTTCCACCACCCACATGGATGATGTCGCGCTTTACCGCTTCAATATGGTCTGCATGCCACCTATCGCCCAGCTCACAACCGCAATAAGCACAATGACCACCAAATTTCATTTTTAAGTCTGTGCGCTGCTGTTTTGTTAATTTCAATGTCCAATCTCCTTATCCAGCTGCTCAATAACACTGTCCAACTCGTCCCAATCTTCAAACATATCAAGCTGCCCGATCTTATATTTGTATGTCCCCCATTCCCCATCACGTGGAAAGCGTTGAATACCTGTCTCAGACCGCCAAAGCTCAATTAGCGCATCCCCATTGTCATAATTAGGAATGCCTCCTCTAGCCCACTCTGAGACAGTGGAAGCACTCGACACTGGCAATACATCTGCAATCTTCTCATGTGTCCATTTCAAACGGCCTAAATCCAAGATCATTCGGTTGAAGTCAGGTCGCTTATAACCACGACGTTCCACTAGAAACTTTTTGACCTTCTTTTTCGTACGCTGATTGATGAAACGCGCGCGCGCGCGAGGAGACTGTGCAAACACTATAGAATCAACAACTAAATCACTCATTTTTGAAGCTCCAAAACTATAATTTTTATAAGACCACCTTTGATAACTTCCCCACGTTTTACGCTTAATTCATCGAATTGCTCGTCGTCTACGCAGAGACCGCATTTCACAAGACTGTCGATCGTTGCTTTTAAAAAGTTGTCTATGTCACGGCGTTGTTTATTGGGAAAGTGAAAAGTCACATCTAGTTTTAGACGTGACGTGGTGTTTAATTGAGGGATAGTCATAGCAACGAGATCATGAAAATCACGACCACGGTCACTAACTTTGCATGTACGTCCAGTACCCACCCAATAGTTGTTTACCGACGGTGGTGTAGATGGAATTTCACACTTTAAAATTACTTTTCCCTCTCCTTTCTTATTTGGCTCTGTAATCGCGTCTAAGGATTTTTGATTTGCTTCATGTACCCTTGCATCAATTTTCTGTTTAGATTGCTCTAAGGCTTGATTTTTTCGCTTTTCGTGGCGTTTTAAATGAAGTTCTAGCTCTCTTTCACTCATTCTCATGATTAAGCCCCGATTTCAGTTAATTTGTTCAGGAATGCATGACTGGCCTTACCAACGTACTGACACCATCCCCAGCCTTCACGCCAAAACATCCAAAGCCCTTTTTCGTTTTTCCAAACTGTGCCGTCTGTTTCGTAGTGAGTTGCCCCTTCAGGTTTGCTTTGAGAGTTCATAGGCTTGCCCCTAGATCAACCACAAAGCCCAGCTCATGCAGATATGGACCATAGGTATCAGCGTATTCAGGTTTACGGATGTTTGAGCTAATCCGGGTTTCAAATGCTTTTTGAGATTCACCGACGTTTGAGTGCTTTGATTTGAAACTTTGGTAATTGCACAGCTCAGAAACGAAGTAATTCACTTGTGCATCTGACAAGCCTTTGCTTTTCGGTTTTGAAGATTTAGCTTTGGTTGCTGAAAGTTTTTGAATGCGATAGATCCAGTAATTCATCCAACCTTGCGCCGTGGTTTTTTCTCGACTGGTAGACCACTGTGCAAAGTTTTTTAACTCACTCAGAATTTTTGAATCATCAAGTTTTGGATTGATTCGTTTTGCTTGGTCAGCAAGATCAGTTTGAATCGTGTAGACACCTGCAAGCTCTCTCAAGCTGTACAGGTTTTTATTGTCACCGTGGTATTCGACAGAATCGCTAAAGATTTCTGTTTCTGAGTTATCCACAGAGGAAGTTCTTTTTTTAATATCTAAAGAATCTAAAGGAATATCTATTGATGCACCACTACCTGAAGCGCTGGCGCTTTCGTTACTGATGGGCTGGCGCTTCACTAATTGAAGTGCTTCACTAATTGAAGCGCTTTCATTACTAAAGCGCAGTGCTTTAATTTCTAAAGCACTGAATTGCTCAAAATACTCAACCAGTGATACTTCATTAATTCTATATTTATTGCCAATCCGATTATTTTTCTCAATAACAGTTACTACTTCAAACCAAATTAGTTCCTTTAATCCAGATGAGACTGTAGCGGAACTGAGCTTGTTAGAGCCTTTTAACTCCCCACCTTGGATTTGTCTGTGACTTATGTGGTCAGTTTCCTTTAACTGTCCATTGATCCAGTTTTCAAGCTGCTCATATACATTTCTAGCCGCATCACTTAGAAACGGCCAGACCTCTTTTCGGTACAATCGGCTAGACATTACATAGCCTTGTACAAACTTATCGCTATACATGCTTTTTCCAGCCTCTTGCTTTGGCTGTGGTGGCTTTTGAAATGGAATAACTTGTGCAGTATTCATATCTTCACAACCCCCACTCTTCGTGTTAAATTCGTCATCGGGTTCCAACCTCATTCGCTTTCACAGTGAATGGCAAGAAAGTCCAGTTGTTCGCGCAGCTGGGCTTTTTTTTGTGCCT